CTGCAGAAGTTTCATCACCAAAGTCTGCACGACCTGGGAACAAATATTCTGACAAAGCAAAGTAAACATTTAAATCTTTAAATTCTTGCTCACGACTTAAGATGAAAAGTGGATCAACAGCGGGAAGCAAGCGCAAGTCGTTTTTCAATGCAGTATCTCTACTGAACTGATAATCGGCCCACCAATCTGTATTACGGATTTGTGTTAAAATTCTTGCACTGCTTTGCTCTAATGCTGATTCAATGTCTGCTGTGGTAACGCCTTCATTGGCTTCAAAGAAACGAGGATCGCGACCAGTGACATCACTTGCAAATGCAAATGATTTAAAAACGCTTGAGATGATTCTAAATGTCATGATCGCTGTCCTTTATTGATTAAGCAATTAGTGAGCTATCAGCAACAACACCAACACCGTAGTTGTCATACAACTCACCAACACCAAAGTGGCAAGCGCCAACGATGTCAGTACCAAGCAATGCGGCACGACGTTGTGTTTCGATAGTGATGTCACCAATCATGGCCAAGCCAAGTGCTTCTCTGTGGAATACACCACCAACGTAGTCACCAGCAGTACCGTTGTTAGCAATCAATGAGCTTTCGAATACTGGGATACCAAACAATGAACCAACATAACCTGTTGCCATTGCTTCATTCTGAACTAAACCTGGATTTGGGTTAGCAAATGTGTTTGTTAAACTTGCTTTCAAATCGTAAGCAACGTATGGGTTAACCACACATGCCAAGTCAGCACCAGACACGCCACGAGCACGTAACTTAGCGGCTGCTTGAGCAATTGTTGCGGCGCTCAATGCTGTGCTTGTGTCGCCAGCAGTTGTAGAGAAACCAGAGAACAATGCCAACAAGTCTGTGTCGATCTTGCGAGCAATTGCTTCGCCAAACAAACGACCAATGTCAGCAACAACGTTGCTGGCTGCGGATGCTACACTTAGGTCAGTAACCAATGTGCGGATAGCGGCTGTAGATACTGCCAAATCAGCACCAGTAGTTTGTACTGCTTGTGTTGGGATTTCAGTTCCTGCGGCAGCATTGGCTTCAGTGTAAGCGGCTGCTGTCATTAGAGGGTAAATTGGAACGTGAACTGTTTTGCCTTGACCTGGAGCCAAGTTATAGTTTTTAACGAGACCACGCATGATACTGCGCTCGTTAGCAACGAACATTGCCTCAGCAGTAATTGCTGGGATTAAGTCCGCTAATGTTGTGGTAGTTGAACCTGCCATGATTAAATTCCTTTAAAATTATTTTGCAATACCAGCAGTTTTTCTGTATTCTGCGTATTGTTTTCTGTGCTCTGGATTCTTAAAATCAAGTTTGCTTATATCTAATTTACCACTTGTTCCGCCAGCTACATTACTGCGACTTGATGTGGTTGAAGGTGTTGCTTGAACAAAGTGCGGATTCTCTTGTAACCAGGCTTGGACAAAAGAGTCTACGGATAATGGACGACCAGAGTCATCGTAGCGAACTTTACCTTCACGGTCCAATACCTCTACTTCACCTTCTGCACCTAAACGTAGATTATTTCTAATTAACGCTTTTACTTGCTCTGGGTTAATAGCACGGTAACGGGCCGCCGCATCAATTACTGGTGTTTCAAGTTTGAAACTTTCAATAATACGATCTCGTTTTTGAATCTCTGCATCTTTCTTAGACGCGAGCTCTTGCATTACTCTATCAAATTCACCTCTCTTGAGTTGTTGTTCTTGTTGAGCTTTCTGATGCTGACTTACGATTTCTCGTAGTTGCTCTGGATCACCAAGATCTTCATAACGTGATGCGAACTTCTTTTCTAACTGACTTTTAGTCTTTGCTAAAATAGCGTTCACCTCATCTTGAGAGAATGTCTTTGTTGCCTGGGTTGTTTGCTCTGTGGCTGAAGTTCCAGTATCTTCTGTGTTGCCAATGTTTTGGTCAGTCATTGTATCTGCGCCTCCTTAGGAGTGGTTAAAGTTGGGGCTCAATGCCCCGTATTCTATTTAGCCTTGTGATTATTCCACGTAGCCAGCCGCAATTGCCGCCGCATGTTCAGCAGGTGTTTCTACCCACATTACAGTACCATCTGGGGCTGTCATGTTGTGTGCTACAAAGTCTTCTGGTGCTTCACCTTCAGCAACTTCTACACCTAACTGTGCTTCCAACATTTCAATGTCTAATATTTCAGCCAAGCGTCGATCAATCTCTGCTTGTACTTCAGGACGAGTGCTTAGAGTTTTCATTTTGGCCAACTGGTCCAATTCATTGTCTGTGTTGTGCAATGCAAAGTTGGAAGGATAATCAATCTCCCCTGTCCACTCCATGCCCATGTAATCACAAACGATTTGCCAAATTTGTTCTTCAGCAAGTTCTAAGTTGTCAGCAATGCTACTTAAACGTGCGTTTAGCAATTGGAATTCAGTTTCAATAGCAATGCCACTCATCTCACGAGTTTCAGTTGCACGAACACTGCCTACGTTGCCCATACCATCAATCATCTTGCGACGATTGTTGATGCTGTCGTAAATTGCTGAGATTTGTCCACCTTGGAACTGTAGCACAAACGGTTTTAAGTTTGGATCCATGTTCTCAGGCATTGTGATAACTTGTCCTGCGGCTGCTCCTGTTACATTTGTTTCTGCTGTGGCAACCAGACTTGGATGTGTATCTAATTTAATGCTGTCGTAAATTTCTGAAAGTTCGTTAGCAATCATTAATTGTTGGTCAGCAATGTCATTGATTAAACTTGTACCAATGCCACGCACTGGACTGCGTTCTGCATACGTGCAAACAAATGGCACATAGCCCAAGCCATTTGGCTCTACAATCATGTCAACTGCCTTAGCATCACGAGTATTGATTGTGGTTGTAATAATTTCAGTATCGCTCCATTCTTTGACCACTGTGAAAGTGTCATTGACTTCTTCAAGCACACGAATCATTGACAGTGCATAACCACCGTTAGGTTGACGGCTCCAGGTCCAATCTACAACTGCCAGGGGCGTGTAAACTGAAAAGTATGGACGCACACCTTGTGCCAACTCATCAGCAAGTGTAATGGCTTCCACATTGGGTTTGGCAACACAGATCCAGGCGTGTCCAAATACACTTGCCCAAATTGCCACATCCTTCATAAACGCATTCATACTGCGTCCATCACGATCAGCATCTTCTAAGATATCTTTTATGACAGGATTGTATTCAAACTGTTCCCATTCACGTTCTGGGGCTTCACGAAACAAGAATGAGATGTAAAGTGAGATTAGACTCTTACATTGGTTGTCAAGTGGAGTGCTACGAGTGCGTTTGGCATAGTCGTTGTCCGTTTCTAATTGGTAACGATACAAATATGCGCCGTTGCGGAAATCGTCTCCACCAGCATGTGAGTCCATTAGGAACTGCCAGCGTTCACGATTGCGTGTGTATAATGTGTTTGTTGTGGTTGCTCGTGTATAAGCATCACTAAATGTTAATTCTGCCATAGGTTTATGGTCCTTTAAGTGTTGGGTTATTTAGCACCAAATCGTTGTGGTGCTCTTGGCTCTACTGGTTTTGTGATTGGGAATAAGAATTGGACCATGTACGTTAAGGCATCGCAGCCATGATCGAAACCAGAATCCTTAGAGGGAATCATTGTGTCAGTCTTGTAAGCCCAATTCTTCAAGCAAGTAATTGTTTTCTTGCAAGCAGGATCTATTGTAAATCGAGTAGATCCGTCATCTCGTTTAAAGAACAAACTGTTGCCGCTGTTAATACGGTCTCGCACGAGTGGGTGCTGACGGTGGTATCTTGTGGCAAAGCCAGCCATTTCAAGCAATTTGATATCAGTATTGCCTCCTGCTGACGCACGTCGTTGGACACCAGCAGGGTCTGGAAACACTGTGATAGGGTTAGTGGGGTATCTGTTTTTGATTTCATCTATCATCTCCGTTGTATTTGAGTTGTCAAGATATATCTCATCGTATATCTCAATGCCAGACTTAGTTTGACGCCCAATCACTGCACTCATAGGCGTAACGTTAAAGTCCATGCCTACAAATACTGGTTCACTACTTGTGGGCTTGCGTACTTCCCCTATGTTATGCTCGCCAAAGTCTGAGAATATGATACCAGCAAAGTTTTGCCATGAGGCACAATACTCTTGCAGGAACACCTTTGGTGATAAGTCCTGCCGTGCTTGTTCAATTTCTTCAGCATCCACAAACCCACCTTCCTCAGTGGTGTAAGAGAAACTTGCCCAGTTCTTGTTGGTTAAGTGTTTGTCATACAAGTCACGTGCGGCTTGATTGCCTGCTTTGGGAGTTCCTGTGAATAACGCATGTCCACGCTTGTCAGATAATGCTGGTCGAATAATCTGATGCCATATTTCTTCTAAGTCGATATCGCAAAACTCGTCAATTAAGACTGCATCTAAACTTTCACCACGCAGGTTGTCACCTTGCTCTGCTGACTTTAAACAAATTTGGCTACCGTTCTTAAGTGTGATGCTGAGTTCACTTTCATTGGTGCCAGCAACCCAACGCAGGCTGTTTAATTTCTTTTTAAGTTTGTTCCAGACCAGGCTCTTAATTTGTTGGCGTGAATTGCTTAACATCCACACAATGGAGTTAGGCTTACTTGCAAAGCGGCACGCTTCACGCATGGCAAGAAAGGTTTTGCCTCCACGACGGCCTGCCAACACTACTCGAAAGCGTGTTGTGCAATTGGCTATTTCTTGTTGCTTTGCGCTTAGTGCCATTTATCTACACAATACATCATTAATGTGGTCAGCTATCTTTGCTAACTCTTGTGGAGAGAGAAAATAATCCTGTGGCGTTTCATTTTGACGAGCAAAACTTAGTCTAATCATATCTGGAGTAAGCCATGTGACTTTTACATCAAGTGTTGTTCCACCACCAGCACCAGTATCACTCAAATGCTGTATCTTCATCGTCTTGGGTTTGAATAGTGGTTTCATCGTCGTCTTCATCAACTACATCATCATCTAATGTGTCACTCCATGGTAATGGTCGATTCTCATCATTGGCTTGTCCCATTTCATTTTGTGACAATAAGTTCTTGCCTAACCAGATTAAAAGGGTTGGTTGGCCTTCTAATGCAAAACGTATCTGTGCTTGACGCAGACTTGTGCGTAGTCTATGACGTCCATTGATCAGCTCATCTTCAAAGTTGCGGCGTAGACTATGATCAGTAATGCCCAGGTACTTGGCAATCTCATTGTCAGTGCAACCCAGTTGTGCCATGTGCTCAACATCTTCTGGCACAACTGGAACCTTGTTGCGGCCTACTACCTTGGCCAATTTGATTACTTCTACAGTGTGGCCAGTCTTGGGACCACGCTTGCCCAACGTGGCTTTGTGCTGAGCCCTTAGTTGTTCATTCTGTTCTGCAATGCGTTCCTTGGCCATACGGAAGATACGATTGCGTTCAGGAAAGTCGTTATTTTGTTCATTATCCATACTACTACTTATACTCAGAAGAAAGCCCCAATGTCCGACCACGGGGCTTTCTAATGGGAGGAGGAAATTAATGATTAAACAAAAAAACTCCCAGGGTTGCAGAGGAAAATGGCCTAATAAAAACCTCTGCGTAACAACAACGGTCCTAAGGTATTTGTTCTGTTATTGTTGCATTTATTTATGAGTATCACAGACTCCCATCTATTCTTAATCTCATTTCAAATTCATCTTCAGGATCGTAATATTGTACTTCAAGATGGTGATGCTGAACTGTGGTTGTGACTTCTCTTGTGGTGCCATCAGGATTGTAAACTGTTTGTAAAGTTTTTACTTCTGGTTCCCGCACTATGGTAAAGGAACAAAGTCCTTTTGTGCTATCTACGGCAAAATTTTGGACAACTGGGTCGTTATAAACTACTCCTGCGGCTGGCACACGAGCCATTACATTACGCAGTAAGTCACGATTGGTAATTGGGTATTTTATCATCGTCTTATAGTCCGTAAGTTAAAGTGTGAATTAATCTTGCATGCTCTAATTCTTCGTGTTGCTGTTCAGGCACACGCAACAAAAAACTAACTTGGCTTGCACTAAACAATTTATCAGGATCTTCATCACTTGTTTCAGAATGATATTCGGCTATGTCATACTGCACACAAGTGTCAAAAAGTTCTTGCAAGTTAGCATGCTCGCGCAAAATTGTTCTGGGATGTGCTGTAGTTTGGTAATCTGTGTACATGATTATGCTGTCGTGCTCGCGACTTGTTGTTATTGTTATGTTGTGTGTTTGGATAACGCAATCTCTGCGTTCAGATCCAAAGATGTAATACTGTTGCTCTACATCTATATTGTAATTGTCGAAATTGGTAAAGTTTATCATATTTTGGTTTCTTTTTTAAGTTTTCAAAGCGTTGTGTAGCGTAGCAGGGGTTTTACGGTTATACATAAAAACATACAAATATATAAAAGAATATAGTCTTAATTTCGTTTATATGTAAAACCCCCACTACGCTACGCTACCCATGGTTTTTTCTGTCTGTTTTAGCCGCAAATGCAGGTTTGCGTTGCTACACTGTAGCATTGTGTAGCACAATCGTTTGGACTACTCTGCGGTTTGCCGCTACGACTTCTACAATGTCAATTTTCTCATCACGCAACAAATCAGCAAGAATTTCATCACGCTGTTCCACATTTAACTTACGATACCAAGTAGGTCCTCTTTGTACTAATTCACGTTTGGTGCCAGACCATTTCTTTTCTTCTATCCATTCAAATAATTTATTAGCACCAGCACTACGAGTTGGATCCCAGTCAGCAATACCAACTTCCAACTTACGGCGTTGCTCAATGTAAAATTCCATTAAATCAATTGCACAAAGCGCATCCTCTTCTGTGACATCACGGTGTCCATTAAAAGCCGCAATAACTGCACTTAATCGTAAACAGTGTTCATGCAAGCGTTCAGCAAAGCCAGAATAGTTTTTCAAATCACCTGCACCACGTTCTCTACCAGCATTGCGCCAATTACCTAATGCAAGCCAAGCGCCATCTGTTTGCCCCAAAGTAGGCAAGTCCAATTCAAAATTACTGTTCTTTTTGTAATGCACGGGTTGATGCATCATGCGTCCAATTTGTATGTGAAACTGCTCAAGCCTATCACGTGCCAGCTTTTCGCGTTCCTGGCTTTCTTCTGTAAATTCCCATTCTGGCTTTTCATAGTAATCACATTGTGTAATCAGCATACGGTGAATAAAGCCTTGCTCACTAAAAATAGGTGTGTTTAAGATTGCTTGGATAGTTTCTGCTTGCAACAAAAACAACATGTTAACTCGACGGTTCTTTAGTGTTGTTGTTTCCATGCCAGTTAGTTTTTCAATAGGGTGTCCATCCCACATACTGGTCAAACTGGCACTCATTTCAACTGCTTTATTGTTATCCTTGCCACCTTGGAAACTGTGTCCATTAAAGAACTCACCTGCTTCACTACTAAACAAGCCCACAAAACTTTGGCTCTTGAGTTGATTTACAATGCCATTTACAGTTGCTTTGCTGATAATGTACTTGGCAGTTTCAATTGGGCGTAGCGGTTTTGGCAGTGTAGCAGTGGTAGGATCTGTTTCCATTGCTTTCAAGTATGCGGCTTCTTCTTTGGCAAACACTTTTTTGTCAAGTGCATAACGTGTAGGCTCATCACGCAGTTCATCTTGTTTGAATTCTTCAAAGCGTTCAATGCCCGGAAGTAGTTCTTTGTAGTTTGTGCTTTTCATTGCTCCAGTAGGCGCCATACACACAAAAAATTCATTAATTGGCCTAATGCCATACTTGCGACTGTCCACATTGTACATTTTCATTGCGGCTGCATTTGCAACACCCAATACAACTTGTATGGCCATTTCGTCTGGAGTGTTGTGTAGTTCTTTTAACGCAGTAATTGCTTCTTGCATGGCTACTGGTAACCGTTTAAATCGTTCGTTCATTTTATTTCCTTAAAATTTATATTTGAAACTGTTCTGTTGTTTCATATACTGCCTTGCGGCAATAGTACCTGTAACAGGCTCTTTTGCATACGCAAAATCAACCCCGTAAAACTCCTTAAGCCAATCACTTACTGGCATACTTTTCTTAACATGGTGATGCACATACGCTGGACTATCATATCGCACATGCCAATCACCAGGAGTCTTTTCATTTGGATGTTTTAACTTAATCCATGATCCACTACGCTTGTGAACTGCGCCTACTTCCTGTAGTTTTTGTAATATATCATTTGTAGTTTCAAACGATATGCTATCTAAAACAATATGTTGTTCGCGTATAGTAATATCAGGAACTGGCACTTCAAGCAGTTCTTTTACAACAATACCAAACTTGCGTTCATCTTCAATTGTATCTGTAATGCGAGGATCTTTAACAATATGATTGCCTACAAAAATAGGCGTTATAGTCCTAAACACGGAGGTATCAAACACTTGTTCTGGCGAACCAATATTTTCTAACCAAGCAGTTAGTTCACGATCTACTAACGCACGATCCAACATAAAAAACAAGTGCAAGTTAGTACCTGGTTTAACAGGCTTACTATCATACTCTAATCCTGCGCTGGAACTCCATTGATAAATGTAACTGACATTATGAAATTGTCTCGGCAAGTCCCATTGTATAATGTGTTCAATTGCTTCTTGTGTAGTCCTACCTGGAGCATACAAATCACGCTGTATGTTCTTGCCACGACATTCTTCTTCATCGCTACGCAATACCCATTCATCAAAGTCTAAACAAACCCATGCTGTTGGCTCTTCTATAAAGTTTTGCGGATCATCTTTAGTGCGCCTAATACCAATTTGCACATCCTCAACACCTTTACCACGAATGATAAAAGCATTTGGATTGTTTCTTACACTTGCAAGCTGTTCATACAAGTCTGCAATATTTTCAATATCAACTGTTACGCTATTGTGTAGATAACTTGTTGATACATGTCCTTTCTTTGTCTTGCCAGTCTCTGGATCAATTGTATAATGCTTGGTGCTGGCTTTATCTCCTTCAAGCACAGTTAAATGTGTTTTCATTCTAAGCCTCCAAGTTTTAACATTAGAGATGATAATTCTTTATGCAATGCAAGCATTTCACGACTATTGTCACTTATGGTACTTCCTACCAAGTGTGCATGATCATACAAGAATTGTACGTCTTCGAGTGTCATTTCTCCTGCAAGATGCTTTTCATATATTGGCATCAATAACTTGATAGCGTGTTCGGCTTGCTCCTTACTCATTCCAATTGGTATCATTGTGAATCCTTCATTTCAATTAACTTTTCAAACGCATCAGTAAAGTTGCTTTTAAATTTGCCAGTTTCATCTAATACAATATCATCCCACAACATTGGTGCCCATCCACTTGGCATCGCTCCATTTTCAAAATCAACCACTCCAAGCACACCATCTTCTTTAATTTTGTATACTTCACCAGTGTCTAATAATGTTAAAGAGTTTGGTATGTTAAGGCTAAAGCCACACTTATTCATGTCGCACATAAAGTGATGAACTTCGCTATCTAAAATGTAAAAAGCATCCTTGTCATCATATGGCATTTGTTTGCGTGTTAATCCTTCAGGTATTACAAAAGGCGTGCCATCATGTTGTGCTTGTGTAATTGGATCAATATTCCAAAAATGTGCTGTTAGCATCCAACCGTATACTGCTTTACCTGTTGATCTTGATGCACCCATTTTAAGTTTAGTAGGTGACATCATCCATCCGCTGACAACATTAAAATTATCAGGAGCCAGATAAGAATTAGATAAACACTGTTTTGGCCTTGCATTGTCCCATGGTTTTTGCTTAACCATACCAGGCCCCATGCCCGCAAATGTTCTTGGCAAAATTATAGATGGTATATCCCCTTGTATTGGAGTTTGCCTCCATTTAATAAAACAGTGCAAGGCTTCGACTGTAGATTTAATTTTTTTCATTTTTTCTTTCCTTGTAATTCTTCCAAACGTGCCAATGCAGTATCAATTAAATCCTGCGGAGCACCTGTTTGTTGGTAAGTTAAAATCAATCCTTGCATAATTTCAATATGCATGTCTTTGCCAAAGCCTTCAGGTTTGACCCATTTGGGTTTTGTATTGCCAGCCAATGCTGATAGCATTTCCTGCTCCCTTCGTTCTTCCTGCTCTATACGTTCTTGTTCTGCTTTTACTTCCAATTCAAGTACGTAATCAAGTGTTTGTTCTGCTGTTGGGCGAACAATACCTGTTAGTATTTGCACCATTCGTGCAATTTCTTCTGGTGTTCTCATTTAAAGATCTCCAGTTCTCGACGGCGAAGTGCAAGTTGCGCTTCTTTATCTTTTAACAAATTCCAATCACCTACTTGTTTCAAAACTTCAATGTCTTGTTCAAGTTCTTGTATGCGGAGGGTGATAAGCTCTGCAACTTCTGCTTTAGTTTTCATATTTTCTCTCCAGTTGTAACAACACTTTGATCTGTGTGTTGTTATATTATACTTAGTTAGCGTAGCAAAGTCAAGCTACATTAGCCAGAAAAAATGCATTTTTTAATTTTGTCATTGTATCTTGATGGATAGTGTTGTATAATTACTGTTAGCGTTATCTGCAACGGAAACGTTAGGTTTGGTGTCTTTGTTTAACAAATGCATTCTCCAAAATAGTAGTGATCCGCACACTACGCACCAAACTGGTAACTTGTGCCTGGACGGGGTTGATCGCCTGTTTACCGCGAAAGCAAAAGGGCCTTTTTATTTCCACAAAAGGCAACACCTCCGGCGTTTCACAACGTGAGAGGTGCTGTGTGCTATCAAAAAAGTGTGTCGCACTCTGTGCAACATCAATATTTAGTGACTGCACGGCCTGTTTGAACTCCGGAGTTTGTGTAAAAGGTTGTTGTTGAAGTTCGACTACCAGCACGACAATACGCAGGAACTTGATAACCTGGAGGTCGTCCCAACTCTGGTCTGTTGATGCCACTTTGGCAACTGTCTTGCCTATCATGGTACAGTGCAACACTATCCATCATTGCACCGCAACCACTTAGTCCTACTACTAAAGTGAGTATAGTACTGAAGTAAAGTTTCATTTTGGCCTCCGTGATCCATCGTAGTTGCGCTTTTCCCACTTTGCCTGTCGTCGAGCAGAACGGCGTTGACTTTGTTTAACACCCAACACCACCAACAAAATAAATCCAAGTAGTTGTATCATATCAATGCTCCAGTTGCCACATTACAATGTCCTGTTGAAAATCTTCATTGATCCAATACTCTTCGTCAATGTTGTACGTAATGTGCCCTACACCATCACGAAAAAAGTTACTGTGATCTGATCGCACTTGATATTCTCGCATGATGCGTTCAAGTGCAACATTGGCCGCATCATGCCTGGTACTATACGCAATTGTTAAACTGCCACCATATCCAGGATATGTTTTACGCTCGATGTGCATTATGCGGCCTCCTCATTGTAGTCTTGTGCTACGGTGTTGATACGATGTGTTTTAAACTCATCAGCAGATAAGTTTTTAACGGCCCAGACCAGTGCTTCTTGCGGTGTGCCAAAGAAGTATGTGCCTTCTTGAAATGCATCTAAGCAATCAAGAATCTCACCATGCTCTGTAGTCCAGGTAAGGTTGTATTGGTCCTTAAACTTTGTGAATGTATTCATATCTAACTCCTGTGTGTTAAGTGTGTCATGGACCTTGTTTTTGCTGTCCATGTGTTTATTATACTGCTCTTTTGTGTTATGGGCAACCAAAAACCCTATTATTAGTAGGGTTGTTGCTTTTACGCAACACCCTACTTTAGTATTACTTTTTAGATTTTAATCTTGTTAAAGATGTCACGAGTCTTTTGGTTCTGAGCCTCTTGCTCTTGTTCAAGATGCTTGCCCAGGACCAACATAATGCCAACACCATTTTTGAGAGCATTCAAATTGACCTGTCCATCTGTAATATAGTAATCGTTCCATTTAGCACGGACCACTTCGCAAGTTTGATCGTATTCGCCTCTAACAATTTTCTTGGCTATACCGTCTGCTTGACTATTGTATTTGTTATCAAACCAAGTTTGGAAGGTCACTACCTTTTGGGTAAGTGGTGTTTCGCTATCATCGCCGCGAATACCTACACCAACTGACACGCTAACTGCGTTTCGTTCCCAATGAGGGCAACTTTTAGCAAAGATGTTCTTTATGGTCCAAAAGTCTTCGCGACTTTGCCAAGCATCTGTTTTCTTTTTGCGATACTGAGTCTCTACTTCAGCAACAACAAAAAACTCTGCGATATCGTCATTAGGATTTAAGTCTCCTAAGCCCATACGCTCTACAGCATAGGTCTTGTTTCTCTTAAACTGAAACAATGCTTGAGCCAGTTTTTGGTTCTCGTCATCGTAGCGAAATGTAGTGAATGTATGCTTAGCCATTTTTGTATCTCCTGATACTTTGTTGAACATGTGTTTATTATACTGCTGTTTTGGATTCTGGGCAACCAAAAACCCTATGCTTTTGCGGGTTGTTGCTGATTTACAACACTATTTTTCAGTGCTTTTTGACGGTTTCTCCATGCTTGCTGGCGTTCTTTGTTGCTCATTGCCCCACCTGGTTTTGGTGGGCGACCCATCTTTTTTGGTTGTTTGTTTTCAGTTGTCATTATTTTACCTTTACTGCTACAGGTTGGTAGTTGCCACCATGCACATAACCAATATAGTCATATGGGATACCTTCTTCTTGCCAGGCCCGATATTCGTGTTCTTGCCAAGTTGGGTAGTTCCAATACTCATCAAACACAATGATGGTGCCAGAGCGTATGTAAGGTTTTAACCACTTGAACGCATCTTTTGCCGCACTATACAAATCACTGTCAATGTGAATAATGCTTGCAAAGCCTGGGTTTTGCTGTGTCCAGCCTGGCAGTGTAGCATCAAAGCGTCCAACTACAAGTTCAACGTTATGCGGCACCTGCGGTAACTTCTGTGCAAAGTGCCCTGCTTTAAATCCATTCCAATCTTCGTAAATGCCTTCAAAGCCATCAAAGCCATAAACAGTTTGGTTTGGGAATAAACTGGCCCAATGACGGATACTGCGTCCAGTTGCTACACCTAACTCTAAAATATAGCCTCCAGGCACGGCTTGTGATGCTACTGCTCGATGCAAACGCAGGTCACTGCGGTAACTTGGTACTGAACCAAACTTGCGGGCACAATAGTCTAAACTGTCCCCAGTCCAACGTGGTGTTGGTGCGTTGCGATAGCGCCACGCTTGTTTTAAATCATCTAATAGATATTTCATGTTTTTCCTTGTTTGCGGTAACTTTTAAAAATAGCAAGCATACATTGTGTATGCTTGCTTGTGTGTGTGTTAGGCAAATGCTTGCGGCATCAACAACAGTTCGCTGTAGCAGTCTGCTAAATCTGCCAACTGCTCTACAGACAAGTCGCAGTTGATATTGACTTGCAATGTGTTGGTGTCAATGCAATACTTGTAATCAAAGTCTGCTGTCATTGGCAAGTGATCGTTGATGCTTTCCTCAATGCTTTGAACAAAGTCTGCATCTTGCATGAGTTCTGCTGTAAAGTTTAAGTTGTTAAAAGTGTATGTGTTTGACATGTTTTTCCTTGTTTGCGGTAACTTTTAAAAATAGCAAGCATACATTGTGTATGCTTGCTGGCTTGTTTAATACGCAAGGTATTTTGCAAGTTGCTTTTGTGCATTGTTAATGCGGCGTGTGTAATACGCACGTTTAGCAGGCACTGTTTGTTGTTGTTGCAGTGCAGTTAGTGCGGCAATGCGTTTTTGTAGTGTAGTAATCAAAATGTGTGTTGCTTGCATGTTATTACGCTTGTGCGTCCTCGCGGTTGAGCATTGTAGTTGATACAACAACATGCAAGTTGCGACGCAATGTAATGCCTGCTACACTGTCATCTACTAACACTGCATGCAGTTGTTGCAGTTGTGCATCCGTTAGTGTGTCTAAAAATGCTTGTGCTACTGCGTAGCTGGCAAGTTTTTGTTGCAATAAACTTTGCATAGTAAGAGCCTTTTTGTTAAAAATATAAACAGCGTTGTGCAAAAGTGCGTTGTTTGCTGTCTATGTAGTTATTATAGCAAAAGCGTAACAGGATGTCAAGCACTTTTTGTTATTTTTTTGTTGTATTTTTACAACGGTAACTTCTGTGTCAGTAGTCACTAACTTACGTAGGTAAGCAAGCACTAACATGTAGTGCTTGCTGGTTAGTGCTTGCTTACAACTTGTAAACAGTTCCCTCTGCGTTGACAAAGTTAAAGCATGCAGACATGTGCTCGCTTGCAACATTGTTGTCTATGTTGTTGCGACACTGCTGTGCGGCAAAACTGCGTAGTGTTGGCTCTGCTAAAGTGTAAAGTATTACTTCAGTATTACCAGTTGCAAGCAACTGCTTGAAGCGTACTTTAGCATTACCGTTTGAAAAACGATAAGCATACTTGTTGTTGCGTTTGCTGACGCCAACTATTGTATAATGTTTTAACATATAGACCTTTTTTTGTTAAAGTATAGCAACGTTGTGCGACATGCTTTTTGTTGCTATGTTGTTATTATAGCAAAAGCATAACGCAAAGTCAAGTGTTTTTTGAGCCTGCTACTGTTGTATTTTTACAACGGTAACTATTGGTCAGTAGTCACTAACATATAAAGGTTAGCAAGCACTAACATGTAGTGCTTGCGTTAGTGCATACTAACTTATTGTAAAACTGGGCTACTGCAAGTGCTGTCTATTTTTTTAGTAATAGTGCATTGTGCAAGTTGCGTATGCGACATTGTGCTGACACCAAAATGTTGTGCTGTATGCTGTGGAAAATACTTTTTGCCAAAATGCATTAAATGAACGCTAATGGTATACATGCACTTTGAAGCAAGAACTGCTTGCATTATTTTGCTATCGTTTTTTGACATAGGCAAACTTGTTGTAGGGAACGTGCTGTTTGTATTAGCAGGGCAAATGTAATGTGTTACAACTTTTGACATTTTTACATACTCCTTTTTGTTTAACATGTGTTTATTATACGGCCTGCGTAACAAAAAGTCAAGCACTTTTTGAGCCTATTTTTGTTGTATTTTTGCTACAAAACCACCAAAAAACGCTTGACAATGGCAAAAAACCATGCATAGCGGTGCCGCTATGCTATGAAAAATCCAGTAAAAACCAGTAAAAAACGCCACCAGCGGGGTAGCATAGTGGCGTTGTCTGTACAAAGTGACGTTTTGTTGCGGTTTAATCGTTTTCGTTGGGTTCTAACACTCTACTCACTGCCATAATGCCCACAGTGAAGGCATCAGTTGAGTGGATTTCGTTTAGTCGACGAGCAAGTCGAATAGCATGTCCTGCTTCTGGAAACATACTTTTACCATACTTGTAACCTTGGTAGCCAAGGTCAGGATTGTATGTTCGCACCTTGATAGGTTCACCATTATACAAAACAGCAAATACCGCATCTGCTTCACACACTTCAAAAATACGATCTTCAACAGCATGTGTGCAAATGATTGTTGGTTGGGGGCGGGCCATTATTTCTTTCCTCCTATGATCCTATAGATGTATGAACGGCTTGTGTCATGTTTAAGTGCCATATCATCAACACTCATACCCGCGGCATTGTCTTGTAGCACTGCTACATGATCCACCTGTTTGCGATTCTTTAAAGGGATGCCTTCACGCCATTTCTTGACCACATAGTAAATGTTTGGTTCTGGAAAGTCCAATGCCTTGGAAATTTCTGCGGCCGTTTTGCCTGCATCCAACATGTCATAGACCTTACCATGGTCAAGCACTCGTCTTTGCACTAAACCTTCACCAACTGCTCGTTGGGCCGAGTTTGTAGGACGCTTCCACCATACATAAGCCGCACCATGTTCTTGATATATCTTTAACCACTTCATCACTTCGCCCATGGGCACTGCGGCACATAATCCTAATGCTGGCACAAAGTCTTTGGACTTGGGGTGATTCATCTTGCCTGGTGCGGGAATGGTATACCAACGAAACAATTCACGATGCATACCAGTTACTGGCAAGCCGTAGCCTTCTGGCTTCTTATACCAAACGCCTGCAACTGATATTTCGTATGTGGTCAAACTACCTTCTGCAAAGGTAGTGTCTATTAAGTTGGCTTCATTGAGTGCCCTGCGTAGCCAAGCACGGGGACTGCCCAAAGGTCCTGTAACCCCGTGTCCTACTTGGGTTTGTGTGTTTGTCCATGTATCTTCTTGCATACAATTATATATGCACGAAATGGTCTGGCTGTTAGATCTGAACTTATTTTGGCAAGTGGGTAATCAAATAGCCCATTGTGCCCAACAACGCCACTATGATTGTGCCTGCTACTGTGACCATGGTTTTGAACTTGTCGTCTTTGGCACCACTTAGCATTGATTTAATTTCAGAGAACTGTCGCTCATTGGATTGCTTTAGTTCTTTAACATCACTACTAATTGCATCCATTCGTTTTTCTACGCTGTCCATACGGGTTTCCAAGGCTTTATAACGTTCTGCACACACTTGCTCATGTGTGGTTAATCTTGCTTCTGTGCTATCAATCTGCGACATCTCTCTTGTTCCTTTGTTATGATTTCTCGAATTTCTTCTTCACGCATCTCTCGAATTATGCGTCGAACTGCTGACTTGATTAGTAGCGACTTGCGATTAACAACAATATCACTTCGTGCAATCTGACTAATTTCAAATTCTGACAGCATACACTCTCCAGTTACTGAGAATAGCCCTACTGGGCTATTCTTTAACGCTTTGGTGGGCGTTTACGATTTTTTGCAGTTCTTGAACCACGTACAGGTAAGTTTCTCATGTCGTGCTCCTTATGCGGCTACCATGTATTCACATGAAGCATAGTTGCCCACGCAATATACAGTAAAGATAACTCGTGCTCCGTTAGCAATAGTGTCTTGTGTAGCATTGATTTGTATGCCATTGTTACGAATAACCAGGTCACCATTGCCTACTGTGGAACCAGAGTTGTTGTAAACTAAGATAGCCTGGTGGCCACCTTCGCCTGCAACGGTCAAGTTATCTACATCAATGTATGTTGGGTCTGTGCCTGCTGTAAGTGTTAGTTCAATAAAGTTATTGACACCTACGGCTGGAGTGTATGTGTTACCACGAGCCATAGTTGCTGTTGTGACATCACTGCGGTGCGGACGCTTGTTTAGGATCCTGGCATCTGAAAATACTACAACATCATTTAATGTGTTGCCACCTGCTGTGGCAGTAGGTGATGATGTAGCACTAATGCGTGTTTCACTCAACTTAACAGTCATTGGTCTAACAACAGTCATTGTAGCACCATTTTGGTCACCGTTGGCAATATCTACACCAAATGCTGAATCGCCAGTTGTGCTGTAGATACCACTAAACTGCGCCACATGATAAGCAGTGCCGTTTGAGCCTTGTGCTTGGAAACGGAAACTTGCACCGTCATTGTTTGCTGGAGTAGTAGTTGCTGTGACTATATTCTTTAAGAACGCAACAGGACGAGTGCCCACGTTAGTGCCACTGGCTCTAATCATGTTTGTGATACCATCCACGTTACCCATAGAGATACCAGTTGATCCCAAGGTCAAGTAGTTGGTTGCCGTTAGTGTAGAACCAGTGATTACAGAGTTAGCAAATGTATACGCATCACTCTTAAATGTAGCCGCACTTGCAGTCAAGTCCATGAAGTTAAATCTGTTGGCTACACTTAAGGGCGTGCTGTTGGCAAAACCACGAATTCTAAAGCCCATACCAGCCGCAGTTACAGTATTCGCCGCACCAATAGTGCCACCTGTAGTAAAGCCAGTTGTGGCGTTAGCATACGAAATTGAACTTGTAGTTGCGGCTGTGATAATATAAGTGCCATTGTAGCCACTTGGTGTCATGCCAGCAACAGTCACAGTTTGACCAACAGCATAAGGTGCTGTGTTTTGTAGTGTGAATGTTAGAGTTGCTGTGGTGCCTGTACCTGACGCACCTGTTACTGCTGTTGTTACAGTAGTTGAGTTGGTAAAGGCTTGACGAGCATAGGCTTGTGCCTGTAACGGGCTGATGTTTGTAGTACCACCACCTGAATTTGTAGTAGCAATAGTGTTGGCGTAGTTGTTGCTTGTGCCAGCAGTATAACCATCATAGTTAAATGTGCCAATAACTGCGTTGGTGGCTGTGCCAGTTGGTGCAGTATTTGTGCCACTTGCATTGCTCATTGAAATGCCACCAGCAACGTTTGAACCTGCGGTAGTATCACCTACGTGCTGACGAATAGTAATGTTTGGAGCGTAGCCAAGGCCACCGTTACCTGACACAACAACAAAACCGTTTTGACCCGCAAGTGTTGTAAGAGGACTTGCAGGAGGAACATAAGCAGTATTGCGAGTTGCAATCAACTGACCCAACACATAGTTGTCATCTGTAATGTTGGCATTTACTGTATTGAAAGCGACATCAGCTGTAGTAGCAACACTTTGCCCAATTGCAATTTCACCAGTTGAACTGTTATAAGTTACCCCAGTGCCTCCACTATTTGATGCACGAGCACGAGCATCAGTGTAGTATAAGTTTCCACCTTCAGCTAAGTTGTCAGTATCTAATCCTGTAACAACTCCTGCATCTGTAATGGAGATTGAATCACCAATCTCCAATCCATTCTTAACTTTAAAATTCTTATTTGCCATGGTTCATTTTCCCCTTTAGGCTGCGATCAAAGTCTTAGTGACTTTGTATACTGTGGCTGCGTTTGCGGGAGTTACTCTTAACTCGACATTTGCACCATTTACAACAGCAGATACAGTTGTTAAACTGCTACCACTGTACATTTCGCCGTATGTTGTGATGTAAGCAGTTGTGCCATCATGCATTACTAAGCATTCCATTACATGGCATCCTGCGCCAGCACTGGTTGCTTGAATAACATACTTAACCGTTCTGTAAGTTGCAAGAGCAAAACTGTCCAGCACTTGATCTGCTGTGGTAGTTGTAGTTGTTAGTGTAGCTGTATCCAAAGCCACACGCCCACCATCTAAGTTGACTTTGGCAAATGTAACTGTGCTGGCAACATCTAAGGCTTGGTCTGGCAAGTTGATATAAGTTGAACCATCTGTGGTTGTTTTCCAACGATCAGAGATTTCATCCCAAACAATGTTTACATTTGCATCACTACCACGCTCGACTTCAACACCTGCGTTTTCACTTGGTGAGCCAGTAACGTTGCTGTTCAATGTGATAATGTTGTCAGCAATTAGTACAGTTTCAGAATTAACAGTGGTTGTTGTGCCATTGACAGTTAGGTTGCCACTTAGTGTTAAACTTGTGCCGTTGATTGCGCTGTTGGCAGTAATAGTTCCGTTGAACGCTTCCAGGGTCAAACCACCAGTAGTTGAAGTGATTGTGTTGTTATTTGCGCCAGCCGCAATGCTGACATTGCCAATAGTAGCCGCACCAAACTGCACATCATTACCAGTATCTAAGTTTTGATCTGGGAAGTTGATGTAAGTTGAACCATCATTTGTAGATTTCCAGCGATTAGTAGTTTCATCCCATACAATGCTGACATCAGCACTGCTACCACGCTTGACCAACAAGGTCATGTTGTCTGCATCAGTTGGAGTTGCATCATCATTGTTGAAAATAATGTTGCGTCCGTTTGTAGCCAGGTCTGAATTGGCAATTACACGAGCACTTGAGAAGATGTCAGCGGCTGAGTTGTCGCCCATCTTGTTTGTCCACCAATCAAAAGTTTCATCCCAAAGCCACTGTGCATCTGTTGAACTGCCACGACGTACTGCTACACCGCAGTTATCAACTGGTGTGCCTGTTTCCACATCATAGTTTAGTCGAATAATGTTGTCAGTGGTTCTAAAATTACCAATTACAGTTGTGTCACCTGTGATATCTACTGTGCTGTTTGCCGCTGTGATTGCAAGAGTGCCAGTTGAAGTTGTAATTGTGTTATCATTTGTGCTGTTGGCAATACTAATGTTGCCAATATTTGCACTTGCAAAAACAACATCATTACCTGTGTCTAATGCTTGGTTTGGTAAGTTGATATAATTTGTGCCATCTACAGTAGATTCCCAACGGTCTGTGCTTTCATTCCAACGGAATACAACATCAGTGCTTGTGCCACGGTTAACTGCAATACCTGCGTTGGTGCTTGGCGCACCTGTAACGCCATAGTTTAAAACTGGGAAGTTGTCATGGAAGTGTAGTTGTCCAATAACATCCAAGTTGCCATCAACTTGTAATGCCACTTCAGCCTGTACTAAACCACTATCAGCATTTAACAACAAGTTGCCAGTGGTAGTAGTAATAGTGTTGTCGTTGGTGCTACGAGCAATATCAACGTTACCAAACTTTGCCGCAATGGCATCAAAGCCTACATTGCTTTCCCAACGTGTTGAAGTTGCGCTCCATGCAATAGTTTTGTCAGTTGTGCCTTTTAATGTGATACCGCCGCCATCTGCTGTAACATCAGAAGGAGTTGCAACTGAGCCAAGTTCAATGTTTTTGTCATCTACAGTAAGTGTTGTTGAATTGATAGTTGTAGTTGTGCCGTTAACAATTAGGTCACCATCTACTGTTAAACTGGTTCCACGAATACGAGCACTACCATCAACATCAAGTTTTACAGTTGGCGTGATGCCAACACCTAAACGTTCTGGGAAAACTGTGTAACCGTTTTCATCAAGTAGTTTTGCTTCACGAGTAATAGGCGTAGATGTTCCCCATGGGGCATTTTGTGGATATGTTGTGCCACTGCCACCATATTGGCGCACAAGAATTGGCTCGCCTGCACCTGTTGTAGCAGAGTTGTCACTTGTAGCAATTAACAAATAGCCATCATCTTCGCCAGTTGATCCACCACCAACAAACCAGTAATCATCAACAGTTAATGAACCTCGCACACCACGTACTGGTTCTGCACCATCAACCGCATTATCTCTAAAGAAACTAACAAATGGTTGGTCACCAGTCAATACAATTTCGTTTGCAACAGTTAGTTTGTCGGGCATGCTTACATCATTGCCACTTAGTGTAATAGCAGTTGCACCAGTACTGGATTTGATGTCGTTGCCATTTACAGTTAAATCTCCTGCTACTGCAACATCTGCTCCACTCATGCTGATTGCTACTGCACTGCTGGATTTGATGTCGTTGCCAGTTACAGTTAAATCTCCTGCTACTGCAACATCACCACCACTCATGGTAATAGCAGTTGCACCAGAACTTGATTTGATGTCGTTGCCAGTTACAGTTAAATCTCCACCTGTTACAACATTACCACCAACATTGACTGTTGTTGCAGAAGTTGCAATAGTAAATGTTGTGGCTGTAGTTGTAATGTCGCCGCCATTAACCGCAACATCACCACCAGCTGTGATATCTGTTCCTGCTGTAATGCTTGTGCCTGCCGTAATGCTTGTGCCAGCAACAATTGCTTTTTCTACACCCAAGCCACCATTTTGTAATACCAGCGCACCTGTGTCTTTGCTGGTGCTGTCAGTTGAACTACCAATACGAGCAATTGTGCCTACATACAAGGCTTTTTCAATGCCTGCACCACCTTCAACAATAAGTGCACCAGAGTCTTTGGAAGTTGCATCTATTGTGCTTTGGATATTGACATAACCAGGAATAATCATGTCATTGACGTTGCGCCATTGGTTGGTTACACCATCATATTGCAAGTGTTGGTTTGCATCTAATGTGATGCCATATAAACCACTAACACCAATTGTAACGTCTGCCAACTCATCGAGTGTGCTTGCGCCTGCGGCAATACCACCAACTGTTACGCCATCACCAACCCAAATAGGAGCAATGTTGTAACCAGTTGGATTGCCTTCTAAGTTGCGTGGTGTAACTGCAAACTGTAAGTTAGCACCTGAACCCGCAGTTAGTGCAAGTGTTGCGCCGCCTTTGGTAGTGCTTAGTGTAAATGAAGTTGTAGTTGGTACAGTCTTAACATAGTAAGTTGTTCCTTCAATTAAACCATAACCTGTTTGCCCCACTGTAGGAGAGTTACTGATAAACTTGACTGTGATGTCAGCAACTAAGTGATGTTCATCATCAACTGTTAATACGTTTGCGGCAATGTCTGTTGCATTAGTCCAAACCAATTGGCTATCTGTTACATAAATTACTTCGCCCTCTACTGGTGTAAAGTTTAAGCGTTCTTGGTTAGTTCCGCGTCTAATCTGTAGTGACATCTTTCAAATCCTTGTTGTTATAGACCCGCTTGTGGATCTGCTTTAAATTCTTCAATCATCTCATCGCTGGTGATTACATGTTCTTCTTCTAAATTACCCAAGTCCAAGTTGAAGTAATCTCCGTTAGTGGGACCAAATCGCCCACCATCTAACTGTGTTGCTGTTCTAATCAACCACAATCCATTGCGTGGGATAGTGAACTTGCCAAAGTCCATCTTGGTCAACTCAGTTTTTATATTTAACGAACTCATACCATCTGGGTTCCAATAAACCGTTGGCGCTTCTAAATCTACTTCGCCCAGTTCGCTATATGGTCCGTAAATGCCGTTGATACCCAAACGTGCTTTAACAAAGTATTTGGAATTTTCATTGTTGGCTGGTAGTTCCGTAATAAATGTATTACGGATTTCCAATGGATTGAACAACAATGTGCTATCAGGGCTTGGCTTGATGCTCTTTAACAAGTTGTAGGCCGCTGGCAATGGATAGCCGTGTTTGATTTCTGCTGTAAAACTTGTGTCCCAGCTCTGTTGTTTATTGATGGTATAAACACCAGCACCACCTCCTGCTGGACCCGCAGTAATAACTGTGTCATTTAACACATTAGGATACAATCCTCGTGCCTCAGTAATTCTTGCATTGCCTTGTGTTTTGGTAATTTCGTATGTGCCACGCTTACCGTAACTGCCGTCTGGTTCAGTTGTAGTCAATTGCACTCTAACTCGAGTATTGGTTAAAATACCATCACCAGTGATAATAGTTCCAGTTCCTGGATCTGATGTGCTGGTGCTGCCAAAAGGAAGGCTTGGTGTAATAGTTCCAGTTAGTGCAAATACACTTAAAGTTTTGCTAACAATCTTAGCACTTGTAATTTGTGCTGATTCAACCCCACCTTGAACTAAACTTTGCAAATCAATAGGTGTTATTCCAGCACCAGTAACTGTCATTGTTTTTGCAGTGGTAGAGAAACTGGCAGTGACTTTTGTTTTTGTAATAGTGCCCGAGATTGGAATCAAACCAGTATTTTGCTCAATGAAACTGGTCATTGTGTAATAGCCAGTTTGGCCATTGCCATAGTAAGGACTTGCATCAGCACCAAAACTTTGGATTTGTGTGTCTGCTGGAATAGTCTTGCCTGAGATAATAGTTGCTACACCTGAGTCAAGGAAACTGCGGATTACATTTGGGCCTTTCCAAGTTGTAACATAAATTTTGTCGCCTGCGGCTTGACCTGTGCCTGAGAAATCACCACCAGTGCCTGCCCAGTCATTGCCTTCAGCATACCATAATTGCAGTTCATCAAATGGACCACCAGTTGAAGGAATCTGAATGTTTAATCTAAAGTTTGGAACACCTGACTTAGAGTTGATGTTGTTTGGATCAATCACAACAATAGGTGCTGGAATGTTAACTGAACTGTTGCGCGGAATAATACCAATGTTGGCAGAAGTTGTAAATTCTGAGATGCTTTCATCTGTGTAAACATCTGGGTTGTATTCAAGCGCAGTAATTTCAGAGAACAAGCCGCCTTCTGGACCTTCTTCTTCACGCACTTGAATAACTCGAAACTTCTTGCCCAATGGGAATACAGGTTCTTGCCAGCCATACAAACTGCTTTCTACTTGAATCACATCACCTGCTTGTGCTTGTAATCCATAGTGTGTTGTTTTGAATGTGACAATCATGTCATCGCGACTTTGTTTCAATTCCAAGTTTGCAACTCGTTCTGCTTGTACATTTGAGTTACTCAAGTCCAGTGTCAAACGCATTGCATTATCAGGCTCGTTGTAATTGCGTAGGCTTTCATTTACTTCAATTGAACGGAAACCTCTTTGGTCTTTTGTTAGTCGATCGTAAAATTCAATTTCTGCAATATTGTACAAGTTGTCAAGTCGTGTGCTACTAATACCAATACCACCAACAATGTTGTCATCAGTGAAACGCAACAATTGTGCGGGCAATAAACGATTTGGGTATGTTGGATTGCTTTCAACTGCTCGTTTAGGAATAATGCGCCATTGCCCTGTATGTACATCATATGCCATCCAAGCACCTGAGTTCATTAAGATTGTATCAATGTTGTCTTGGCAACTGCGGTTAGTATCAATCAAGCCATTGATTGTATAACGCTTTTGTGTTGCAGGAGTTGTTGAACCATATGGAATATATGTAACTGATTCATTACAGTAGTTGGCAAAGTCGCCTAAAGCAGCCGCATTGATTTGACTGTTGCCGATACCGCAACCATAACGGTTTGAACGCATGTAATCATACAATGCCACTGCTGGGTTATCCAAGCTACACTTGATTTTAAAGGTCATTGCTGGCATGCCAGTAAAGCCTTTTTCACTGTTGTATTTTTCTTTGATAACTGCAAAGATCAAACCACTCATGCGTTGTCCGCCTGTTTGATCTGGAGGAGTCCATTGGTAATCAGTGCCTTGTGTGCCTACTCGTTTGTAAGCAGGTTCAGCAGTGCCACCACCAATTTGTGCTGATGCTGTTGAATTACCAGCATACACATAAACTTCTACGTGGTCTTTGTAATGGTCGTTTGTGTGATCTTCAACATTGGCTGCGCCTGTATCTGGGTTGTATGGCAAATTGTCCACATACTTTTTACCAGAAGCAACTTTACCACTCTTGGCACCATTTTCAAACACCAGGCGTTCGTCGTTCCAGTAAATGTCTTCTACTGTGTACACAAATGCACCTGTTAGCAACTGTGCTGAAGTTTCAACTGCACCACTTACTCGATATACGCCAACACCACCATATGTGCCTGAGATGAATTCTTCAACAACACCAACTACTGCACCTGCAGAGTTTTTAAGTTGCATACCCAGCATTAGTGTGCCTGAGTCGCCTTCTGGAATATCTACTGCTGTTAGTCTTGAAGTTGCGGCACTAATACTGCCTTGGAATGTTGCTTGCTGATTGTTTGTTTCGCCAATGACCATTACATAAGTCATCCACTTGTTTTCATCATGCAAGTAAGCATCAGTAACCATGGATGCAAAGTAGCCTTCGCCATACACTACTGGGATTTTATTTGTGGTATCTGGTTGCAGTTGAACACGAGTGCCTTGTGCCTGTTGTCCTCCACCACCTCCACCTCCTGGGTTGCCGTTAATTAAACGACTGGTAATCATTGCAAGACCAGTTGCAACAACACCTGTAATAATGGAAATACCAAAACTACCTACTGCGGCTGCAAGTCCAATGCCGCCCACGTAACTTACAATGGCGGCCGCTATGGCTGTAAATGCTGGCATCTTGTTTTAATCCTTCAAATATAATTTTTCTGTTAATCTAAAGCCTCTGGACTCCAAATCATAATCTGCTGTAGTGCCCATGCGTGTGGTGAAATAACCTTGTATCTCTCCAGAAGCCATTAGTGCATCACCTGTTTGACAAAACTTCACAAACAACTTACCAGCACTGCTCTTTCCACGATGTTCTGGCTTTACATACCAGACTAATTCTCTCAAACTTTTCTTACTTGGAATCCACACATTTGGCTCTTTAATTGCAACAAGCAAACCCAATACCTCGTCATCTTGTTCCCATAACCAAACATATCCCACATTCAAAATATTAAACACCAAGCGTTTAATGTACTCTATATTTACATTATCTGCTGTGTGTTTATCATACGAGGTTGTGGAAAGGAATTCAACGAGGATGTGTGCTACACGATTTAAATCTCCTCTATCTGCTAATCTTATCATATCTTCAAATCCTTTGCTTTATTTATTTGGGTGGCTTACCAAAGTCAAAACTGGCACTGCGTAGTTGTTCAATACGTGCCATGCTTAAATCATCTACAATAGCAGAAGTAATGTATCTTTCTGACCAATAAGTCTGATAACTTGAGTTGTTTGTTCTGCGTCCAGCAACACGATTCTCTAATACACCGACTGTGCTGGAACAGTTGATTGTGATGGTGTAGGTAATTTCAACAGCACTGTCACTGTCGTTGATTTGTTCAGCAACACCCCAGTTGGTCACAATGCCAACAAAGCGTTGGAATATCTGACGCACACCATCAATGGTTCTTACTTGTTTTGTATCTGGATCAAAGAACACACGATACAGTTTGATAGGGCCGCCTTTGATTTGCTGTCCTAAAATGTTCTCAATGTATTCTGGCGGGATAGCACTTAAACTGATTGTGATTTCATTGTTGGTAGTCATTAGGTCTTGTTGGATGCCACCAATCTCTAAAAAGCCACCAAGTGCTTTGTATTCACGCCCACTGTATGTGATTGGATTGTAGCAGTTAGAGATATACCATTTACGGTCTCGTCCTTTAACTGTGCCACCTGACCCATAAGTTCCTTTGTTGCTGTCAATATACGAAACTTGTGTGTTGGAACAAGAAAGTACTGTGTAACTACCATCGTATGC